GGGACTTTGCAAGGTGCAGAGCGAGGTGCAAAATCTGCACCCCAGGGTTTTTAAAAACGCAGCGCATGTGTGTGTATGTATCTACTTACATAACTTTGCTAGTCCTCGCCCCCCATAAATGTGGCTCTGACCTGCGGTTTTACTTGATTTATTAATATGTGGCATAAATCACATGGACAGAAGTGTCCGCTAAGGACCTTCTGGACACCTATAGTATAAGTAGGAGGCGATATTTTCGGAGCCTCCGCAAGTACACTGCGACCCCCAAAGGGTCGCTACCTAGTATTAGCCCTAACCTTCGGGCTTCGTTTGGACTTCGCCCTTCGGTTAGGTTTTAGCCCAAGGCTCCCTGCAGTCCGCCTTGGAGAACAAATGGACAGAAAACGCATAACCTCTGCATCTCATAAAAGTGATGCTATAAAAAAGCAAGTAATAGATTTTTTAATGCAAGGCTACTCAACTCAGAAGGCTATGGATGCCGTAGGTAGAAGTATTAAGACCTACGAGTACTACCGAAAGGTAGACCCATCCTTTGCCCTTGCTGTAGACAAGGTGCGGTCTATGACCGCAAGGGGTGAGATAGGCAATGTAAGAGGGGAAGTACCACCCTTCCCCGAATTTTCCGAGAAGTATCTCGGTACAAAGGTTTTTAAACATCAGGAGCATTGGATTGACCTACTTGAAAGTAGAGAGCCAATGAATTTACATCCTGCTATAACCTACGAACAAGGTGCCCAAGATTTACTTATCGTAAATACTCCACCAGAACATGCAAAGTCTACGACTATTACAGTCAACTATGCTGTCTATCGGATTTGCCAGAACCCTAATATCAGAATAATGATTGTGTCTAAGACACAGGCTATGGCGCAAAAGTTCCTGCTCTCCATCAAGAACAGACTAACACATCCTAAGTATCAGGACCTACAACTAACCTTTGGACCTCCAGGGGGATTTGAGAAGAATTCTGATTCATGGAAGCAGGACTTAATTTACCTATCCTCAGAGGCTCGTGACTCTGGTGAGAAGGACCCTACCGTGCAGGCTGTAGGTATTAGGGGTCATATTTACGGTGCTCGTGCAGACTTGATTATCATGGATGACTGTGTTGACAATACCAACGCCCATGAATTTGAAAAGCAAATTGACTGGATTCAATCTGAGGTTATGTCGCGTATTGATGACAATAACGGCAAACTGCTAATCATAGGCACCCGCCTACGACCTAGAGATTTATACTCTGAATTACGCGACCCTATGCGCTACCCAGATGAATCTTCACCATGGACTTACTTTGCACAACCTGCAGTATTAGAATTTGATGAGGACCCAAACAAGTGGGTAACCCTATGGGCAAAAACTAATTTACCACCCAACTCAGGTATGGGTAAACCAGATGCTGATGGTCTATACCGCAAGTGGGATGGGGAGGCGTTACATAAACGCAGGGCAAGGTTATCTCCAAACTTGTGGGCTATGGTTTATCAGCAACAGCAAGTGCATGAAGATTCAGCATTTCCATCAGATGCCATTAAAGGAATTATCAACGGTGCTCGCAATATAGGTCGCATACCTAAAGGCAAGGCTGGTGTAAGACCTAACGGTATGGATGGACTTATTGTAGTTGCAGGGCTTGACCCAGCAGGTTCAGGTTATACCGCAGCCGTTTGTTTAGGTTTAGATATATCTACACAAAAGCGTTATCTGTTAGATGTATCCAATGTGGCTGCAATGAAGCCAGATGAGATACGAGAATTAATTAAAAACTGGACAGACGATTATCAGATTTCTGAGTGGCGAGTTGAGAAAAATGCTTTCCAAACAATGTTGACTCAGGACCGTGAGGTACGAGAATACCTTTCGTCACGAGGTGCAATACTACGAGAACATCACACAGGTCAAAACAAATGGGATACTGATTTCGGGGTTGCATCTCTGACGACACTATTCCACGGTTGGGAAGATGGTCACGCTCTAATTGAGTTTCCATCAACTCATGCCTCAGAAGGTTTAAAGGCTCTTATTGAGCAATTAGTAACTTGGTATCCAGATTCACCAAAAAGCCAAAAGACAGACACAGTTATGGCATTTTGGTTTGCTGAACTTGGATGCCGTGACCGTATAGCAAACGCTACATCATTTGCTCGCAGCCATAACAGCATAAGCATGTTCCATACTCGCTACGACAAAGCACGACAAATTACTGTCCAACTAGACGACATATACTCATAGAATAGGACTAGGTGTGCCACTTTCCCTAGAAGAAATTAAAGATAATTATGACCGCTACAAGCAAGCCTTTAGCGAACGCGATACTCGCATGGAGCAAGTATTGCTTGTTCGCAAAGGTCGTATGCGTGATGTGTACCCTGATTTATTTCCAGATGGTCCATTTGAGAATCCTATTGTTGCAAACATGGTGGACATTGCAGCACGAGATTTGTCTGAGGTAATTGCACCACTTCCTGCTTTTAACTGTAATTCACCAACCATGGTTTCTGATAAAGAGCGCAAGAAGGCTGACAAGCGCGAAGAAATCGTAAATGGAATTATTGACTTTTCTGATTTACAAACTCAAATGTTTGATGCTGCAGACCGTTATGTTTCATACGGCTTTGTACCAGCACAGGTTGAGGTTGACTTAGAAAGCAATATGCCAAGAATCCGTTTCTTAGATTCTTATGGTTGCTACCCAGTCATTGACCGCTTCGGCAAAGTCCATGGCATGTATCAACGAATCAAGAAGTCATTGGCTGAATTAATGGCTGCATACCCAGAGTATGCCCATTTACTATATGACAAAGACTCTACCAATTCAATGTTAGAGATTGTGCGCTACCATGACAAAGACCAAGATATTCTCTTTGTTCCACAAAGAAATAACATAGTTATTGATAGAGCACCTAATCCTATTGGTGAAGTTCTTATTCGTGTTATCCAGCGCCCATCATTAGATTCACAGGCGCGAGGACAATTTGACGATGTACTTGCAATTCAAGTTGCAAAGGCTCGTTATGCACTTCTTTCACTTGAGGCTGCTACCAAAGCAGTTCAAGCGCCCCTTGTTGCCCCACGAGATGTAAGTGAGTTAGCCCTTGGACCAGATGCTGTTATCAGAACTGAACGACCTTCAGATGTTCGCCGATTGTCTATTGACATACCACCAGGTGCTTTTGCTCAACAGCAAGTACTTGAAGGAGAACTTCGTCTAGGCTCTCGTTATCCAGAGTCACGCACAGGAAATATTGATGCCTCTATCGTAACTGGTCGTGGTGTGCAGGCTCTTATGGGTGGATTTGATACCCAGATTAAATCAGCACATGCAATGTTTGCTCGTGCTTTTGTAGAACTTGTTGGTCTAGCACTTAAGGTAGACGAAAAAGTTTTTGACAACATGGAAAAGAATTTGCGTGGTACACGCAATGGAGTTCCATACGCAATTAAATACAAGCCAGCCCGCGATATTGATGGTGATTACACTGTTGATGTTCAGTACGGATTAATGGCAGGACTTGACCCAAACCGTGCATTAGTATTTGGATTGCAGGCTCGTGGCGATAAGTTAATCTCTCGTGATTTCTTGCGCCGTCAGATGCCGTTCTCATTTAATGCAACACAAGAAGAAGAAAAAGTTGACACCGAAGATTTGCGTGATTCAATGAAGCAGGCTATTGCATCTTATGCACAAGCAATTCCAGCACTTGCATCACAAGGACAAGACCCATCAGATATTTTGTATAAATTATCTACAGTCATCAATGAACGCCAAAAAGGTACGCCTATTGAACAAGCAGTATCAGAGGCATTTCAACCACAAAATCCCCCACCTGGTGCGATGATGACCCCTGAAGGTGTAAGTCCCGAACTTGCTGGGCAGTCAGGTGCGGTCCCCCCAGGTGAGGGTCAACTTCCACAAGGATTAAGCGCTACTGGTCGTATGTTAGGTGTTGCTCCTGGTCAAATTGCTCCAGGTGGTAGACCAGATGTTCAGTCGCTTTTAGCAAGTTTAACGCAAAGAGGTGAACCTAATCTTCAGGCTTCCCTCGTAAGACGACTACCAGTTGCGTAAGGGAGGTGAACAAATGAAGAAGTCCCTATCAGGAGGAAAGAAGCCTAAGAACCAAGGTTCAGCAGGCAAGGCTAATGTAGCAAAACCAATGCTTGCCAAGAAAGCATCATCAAAAGGTGGCAAAGCATATTTCTCAAGTAATCCAAGCGGAACTCGCGGTTCACGCAGTAAGTAATTAATAAACCTGAGCATGTTTAAAAACTGCTCATAACATTAAATATCCGAACTTAGGTGGGAGGAAAGATGGCTAAGAAAGCCTCAGAAAATTATCAAGTATCAGCAACAGGTGGCGCAGGTACTAATGGACAACCAGCAAGATATGCAGCAGGTATTGACAACGCACAAGATTTTTACGACACACAAACAAGCGCACCAATGGCAGGACAAAACCCTGCAGTTATGTCTACCCCTTCACCATCAGGCAATCGTTCATTTCGTACTGGTGGACAAACACCATTTGTATCTTTAACTGCACCAACTCAACGCTTAGAAGAAGATGTGCGTATGGGTGCAACTCAAGGACTTGATAGCATGTATGCAACAGACCAAACTGCAAATGGTGAAGATGCTGACCGTATGCGCCAAGCACTTCCATATTTAGCAGTACTTGCAGAATTACCAAGTACATCCAACGCTTATCGTAACTATGTAAGGTACTTAAAGAGCGTACTATGAGTTTTAGCGACATACTTGGAAATGCAGCGCAAAAACTGCAAGGTAATGGGTTTGCCAATGAAATTGGTTTACCATCAATGTTATTTGACCTTGCCTCCGTGTCATCCAATGACAAAAATTGGGTGGGAGATGCGTTTAATTTTGCAGGTAACGCTTTTAGAACTACATTACAAGCAACAACTTATCCAATTCGTAAGCCAGTCGGCGCAGCATTTGAAAAAGTTTTACTACCAACAGCAATGGTTTCTTATGAAACTGGTGGTAGATACTTAAGACAACCATTATCTGCAGCACTTACAACACTTGCTACTGGTGATGTAAAAAAAGCATGGGAAAATAAAGAAGAAGTATCCCCAGGTCAAGCATTATCATATTTACAATCTAAATGGTCTTTTGGAATATTGGGTCCAAATGAATTGGCTAATGATTTTAATATATTTGACCCAAATGACCGTAAAAAATTTGATGAAGATTGGGCTGCTAGAGGTCTTAGTGGTGCCTACGATACATTTTTTACAACAGTAACTGACCCACTTGGTAAGTTAGGCAAGGCTGCTGGTCTTGCTCGTAAAGCAGTTGTTACTCGCCCACTAGGTGCAGTAGATACAAATGCCAATAAATTATTAAAAGATTTTTTAATGCCAAAAACTTTGCGTTCAGTAAAAGTTATATCTCCACAAACTTTGGCTAGAACAATTAATGAGGGGCGTGAAGAAGGCGGAGAAATTTACAATACGCTCTCTTGGTTTGCTAAATCAGATAGAGTTGCGGTTCGTAAACATCCATTAGTTGAAGCATCTAATGATGCTGACACTCTTTCTTATTTACTTGGTGAAGCAAAAACAGTAGATGATGTTGCTGATACTTTTGTTGCTGCTGCTCGCCTTGGAACAAATAAGGAAATAGGTTCTGCTTCTGCTCGTTTAATTGCAAAGCGCCGTGACTTAGCATTTGTTCTTGATAAAATTAATGATACAACAGATTTAGATAAAAAAGTTTTAGATAATATACCTACTAACGGTATAGTAGATGATGTTAATAAACTAGATTCAGCAGATGAATTAGTTAAGCAAGTTGAGGCTGACCCATACTATCGTATGATTAGGTCATTTAATGAAAAACCTGCAGATTTAAGTAAGCGTACATTTGGTAAACCAGTATTTGAAAAGTTGGCTATTAGCCGTGCTGAGAGCAAAGCAGCAAGAATTAAGGGCATAGACCAACCTACCAAGTTTCCAACCGTAGGAGTTATACAACCAACCAAATATCATCCACTTGTTGCAGTTGTAAACTTTGGTATTAAAAAAGTTGGCGATGCTTTTCAAGAAAAACCAGCAGGCTATGTAAACTTTAACGACTCTGATTCATTTGGAGAAATGCGAGCCTTTGGTGAGCAACTACGCCGTCTAGTCGGTCAAGATGCACAACCAATAATTGATGAGCATACAAGAGCATATCTTCGTGCTGGTGGACTACCAGAATTACGCTCAACAGTTGCTGTATCTTTTGAAGATTTAGCCGTAAGCGCAGTTAACAGAAAACTTGGATTAACCGATGAACAAGGTTTATTTATTTGGAATCAATATAAATCACGCCGTCAAAGTGCATTAGATACTATTCGTGACCGTAAGTTTTTAATGACTGATGATGATGTTATTCTTAAAATTCCTTACTTAGAGCGCCAAGGTGCTAATGCACTTCCAATGGTAGACCTAGAAAACTATGCTCGTGTGCTTGAAGCAAACAAGGGTGTATTAAAGTCAATAGGTCGCAAGGGTGAAATTATTGACCCAGATTCAATGCGCTATGTAACTGGTATTTTAAATGATATGTGGAAGGCTTCCGTACTTCTACGCCTTGGTTATACCATACGAAATGTTAGCGAAGCAACACTTTCTATTCTTGGTAAAGGTTATGGTTTATTAGCCCTTTCTGATTTAAACCGAGATGGATTTAAGTCCTGGTATAACAACCGAGTTCAAGGTATAGAACGCCTTGCAGATAGAACTTTAGTAAATAAAGGTTTGCGTGAAGATTCAATTCAGTTAAGAAAACAACTTGCAGAATCTCAATCTGAAATTTTTGCTACTGAAAAAGTTATTAACGAGGCTCGTCTTTATGCTGAGGCTGCAGAGCGTTTATTCTTACAAGGTAAGTTGAGTGAGGCTCAATATAAAGAGTTACTAGAACTTTCTGAATATGTATCAGGTCAATATCTATATCATGGTTCTACTACTCCTCTTAGAACCTTAGATAAAAACAGACCATTGGCTATGTCATTTAGCCAAGATACTGCAGAACAATATGCAGATGCTGGTATGCCTAGAATATCTGCTTCTGAAATATACAAGCGTTTATCTGGTCGTGCTTATCCACTACCTAAGAATTTAGTTTCAAGAGAAACTGGCGAACTTATTAAACCGCCAGCACGCAAGCCATCGTTATCAATGCAAACTATTGGTAATGATATGCGTGAAGGATTTATTAATACAGTAAACAATGGAAATGTTGTTGAGGTATTAAATCCACAAACTGGTCGCTGGACAACTATTGACCCAAACACAGTATCTCAAAAGTTACTTACTACAGCAGAATTTAGAATCAAGAAACCTGGTAATCAGGGTGCAGTTATTGGACAAAAAGTTTATGGATTAGAAGTTGACCTTCGTACAGAAAACTTGCGTAGTCCTCGTTTAAATCTTGTTGATTATCCAGAACTTAAAAATGTTCTTGGTATTGAAAGAGGAACACCTCGTAACCGTGCTGCATGGGAAGGTAAAGAAAAACCACTTCTTGATTGGATGAGAGCCAATGGAATTGGTAAAGTAGTTTTACCTGATAACAAGGCTAATGGTAGGGCTACAGTTCTTGTAGACCCTGAAATGGTAGAAGGTTTTGGTCAAAGTCCGTTTGTAACCCTTACACAACGCAGACTTGATTCTGTTAAAAGACAACAGCAAATACTTGGTAATGAACCAAGGATGCTTAGTATTATTGAGCGTACTATCAAAAATCAAGGTGGTACATTTGATTTTTCAGGCGATGTACCAACTACAGGTATTTCAGTAGCCGTTCGTGGTGCTACACATACCTTCCGATTAGAAAATGCTGCAAACAATCCACAAGGTTGGATTGACTCAGTAGCAGCACACTTTGAAAAGAATCTTGAAAAGTTTGGTAAAGCAGACCACTTTGGTACATGGGTAGAAGATATTGATGGTGTGCCACATATATGGGCAGAGCCAACCAATGTTATTATGGACCGTACCGAGGCTGTTAAACTTGGCGTAGAAAGAAACCAAAAGTCAATAGCAGATTTGGCTGCTATTACTAGAGGTGATTGGGACAACGCATTTATTGCAACGAGAGGAACAGGCGATGAAAGAGCCACAGCAAGGTTTGCATTGGGTCAAGGCACCCAAGCCAGTGTCGGAAATGTCACCGCAAGAGCGCAAAGAGTTCGCCCAACTCTTAGCACAAAGAGCACTAGAGAGCGCATTGCAGAATTATCCGAGTCCCTCTCCAGTAAACGAGAATACCCAACCGCAGGTTTAGCGCAGGTTGTTCGTGAGGCTGCCGATATGCAGGCTACCTCTAAGAAGAATTTAGAAAATTTACTTAATAGATTAGATGCTCGTATTGTTGAAGAAACAAGAATCGGTGCACCTAAACAAATACAAGGTACTGGTCGTAGAGTTATTACTCTTTATGATGGTACTAAGGTAGAAATTGATGATGCTTTCCGTGGTGAGTTAGGTCAGATTCTATATGACCGCACGGACAACACAGACTCATATCGTAGGTTTGTAGACCATCCATCACAATTTTTTGCTGCTGAACATAATAACTTTGTTGAAGATGTATTAACCCCTAATATGCCAGATTACTATTCTGGTTGGGCTAATCAACTTAATACTTTCTTCCGTTCACCTGATGGTCGTATAGACCCATTAGTTCAACAAATGTTAGATGGTGTACGCCCAGAAGAAATAGTTAAATGGTTGCGTAAACCAGAAAATGTAGGCTATGCACGCAGGTTTAACATTGATGTTCCTGGCATTAAAGTACCATCAGAGCGTTTAAACGCAAGCATAGAAGCAGATGACTTTGTTGGTGATTTATACAGTGCATTTAATAGATACTTACCAGACTCACAAATGCAAGAGGCATTTCGTACTGGTGAAGTAACTGAAACATGGTTGCGTAACCACTTTAAAAATGCTACTGAATTACCAGATATTGTTGGTCGTATTGTTCCAACTAGCCCACAGGCTCGTAATATTATGGATGCTACGGCTAAGGTTATTGACAAGGCGTTTTACTTCCTTGGCTCATTACCTGAAACAACCCTTGCTCGTCATCCATTGGCTAGAGCAATATACCGTTCAGACTATCAAGACAAACTTGATGTGGCTTTATCAACCAAGCGTTTAAACACTGGCAATACTAAGGCTGAATTAACTGTAGATGAGATTAATAACCTGCGCAGAGATGTAGTTGAAAGCACTCGCAAAGAGGTTAATAAAACACTATTTACAATTATTCGTAAGTCTTATGCTGGTGAAAAGATGCGGTTTATTATGCCGTTCTTTAACGCATGGGAAAATACTATTCGCCGTTGGAGCGGACTTGCTACTGAAAATCCAGCAGTTATCGCTCGTGCTGGACAAATAGTTTCATCACTTCGTAACCAACCAAATGTTATTGACAAAGAAGGCAACCTAACAACTGAGTTTTCTTATGACAATAAGATTGTTGTTCCTATGTCAGAAGGTGTAATAAGCGCTGTTGAGAAGATTCCTGGCTGGGGTAAAGGTATGGCTGATGCCATCCGTGCTACTGGTATGCAAGTATCTATTCCAGTACGAAGCCTTGATGTTCTATTCCAAGGTGAAGCATTAGCAGGATTTGGTCCTTTAGTAGTATTACCAGTTAATGAATTGGTTAAGGCTAAGCCAGACTTAGAAGATATATTTACATCCTCAGTTCTTCCAGTGCTACCTTTTGGTACACAAGAAGGTGTATTGCGCCAGTTACTTCCACCTGCAGCACAGAAACTAGCATCACTTGCAGGACAAGATGAACTATGGAGCCGTACATTTAATACAGTTTATCGTTATGAGTTAATTAAATATAACTTAGGCGAGCGCGAAAAGATGCCAAGTCTTGAAGAAGTATCCAAGTTAACTAATGACTTCTATAAGGTTCGTATTTTATCTAACCTTGTAATGCCATTTGCTGCTCAATATGATTCACCGTTAAGTTTCTACTCACAACAATTCCGTAAGTTACAGGATGTTTATGGTAGAGATGCTGAAGTGTTATTCCTTGAAATGTATCCAGAGATGGGTCCAGCCTTGGTTAGTTCTTCATTTAATCCAACAGGCGCTCAAGCATCACAAAAGGCATTTACTAATATCAAGAGATATGGTGAGTTAGTAAGCCAAATTGGTCAGACAGCACCTGAAATGATTGGGTTCTTAGTTAATGACCCAGATGGTAAGTATGACTTTTCAGAGGCTGTATACGCATGGCAATATGGAAATGCACCAGTTCCTGGTTCAACAGATAAATTCCGTGAACGCCGTGACCCTGCACAACTTAAGCGTGATGCTAATATCAAAGTTGGTTGGATTGAGTTCCGTAAGAATATGAACTTACTTGATTCACAACTACAAGCACAGGGTTATGAATCATATAATGACTCAGGCGCTGAAGAATTACAGGCTCTTAAACAATTAATGGTTGCTGATTTATCACAAAGAAATGCAGACTGGCAGGCTGACTATCTAAATGTAGATAGAGGCAAGTGGATTTATAGGATGCAGGCTATGAATAGCATGTTATCTAATCCAAAATGGATGGCAGATAATAGTAACCGTCAGGTAGTACAAGCCATGGCTATCTACCTACAAACAAGAGGACAAATAGCCAGAGAGTTACAAACTCGTAAGGCTTATGGACAAGCATCTACATTGGCAGCAGAAGATAATGCTGATTTAGATGGATACTGGAACTCAGTAGTATCACAATTAAAAAATGGTTCACCTGAGTTTGAAGATTTCTACAACCGCTTTTTACAAAATGACCCTGTGACCTTGGGATAGGAATATGACAGAAAAAGAAAAACTAGAACTTATCAAAGAAAAGTATCCTAACTACAGAGATGTATTTTCACAGAGTGAATTAGATAGTCTTGTAAGGGAACTTGATGACCCTGAGAAACTAACTTTATTTCGTGAAAGAGGCGTAACCCAAATATTGGGTGGTGCTGCTTTGGGCGGATTGGGTGCTGGTGCTGTTAAAGGTGCTCAGGCTGTTAAAGGTTTAGCAAAGGCTGTAACTTCTCGTAAAGCCAAAACTACTGCAGCAGAGGCTACTGGCGAGGCAGTTAAAAAGCGTAAAATAATTACCCCTAAAAGAGTAATTGGTGCTGCTGCGGTTGCAACTGGTATTAACATAATAGATAGTCTTTTTGGTGGTGATGAGGAACAGGTTGCTGCTCAAGAAAAAGCATTAGAAGAACAAACAACCATGAATACTCAGTTGCAGTTTGCTCAAATGCAAGCAAGTGGTATTGATACTGAAGCGTTACTAAGTACGCCAGCAGGACAACAAATTTTAAAAAATCCTAACTTTAATGCAGGAGCAATTTTAGGAACTGGAGTAATGCCTAATATAGGTATGACTGGTGTATATGTAGGTGGTGAAACACAGGTTCGCCGTAGAAAACCTACTCTTGCAGAGCAAGGTAGTGTATCTTTAACAGAGTGGAAACAACAGTTTCCTATTGCTAATCCAACAGAACTTAACAAATGGAAGAAAACTCTTGTAGATGCTGGAGTAGTAAGTGCTAGTGCAGGATTAGCAGAGTTACAAAAACAATGGGAAGCATGGGGTCAGGAATCTATAAATGCTTCTCGCCTTGGACAAAAACTTAGCCCTTATGATTTATTAAATATCCAACGAGGACTATGGGGTGGCGGTACTGGTGGACCTTCATACCAAGTCCAACTAATGAAAGAAGAAAACTCTAAGGCTTTGTTTAAACAAGGCATAGAGGCTCTTACTGGCAGAATTGTTGATGATGCTCAAGCAGAAGAATTTGCTAAGTTAGTTACAAAGAAACAACTTAAGACACCTACAAAGACTGAAACTAAAACTGTTGGCGGTAAAAGAGTTAGCGTTACAACTCCTGGCTTTGGTGAGTCAGAGGCTGCTGCATTAGTTAAGAAGCGTGCCCAAGAAGACCCAATGTTTGCAGAGTTCCAAACAGCAAATGTGTTTGGTTCTGCCTTAGAAAAAGCGTTAGGAGTTAGAGGTTAATGGTAGACGAAAGAGATAAAATCAGACAAAGGCTTGGTCTATCTCCATTAGATGCAGCCCCAGGTTTTCCAGCAAATCCTTTTGTTGAATCAACTCCAGCAACTACTGCAAAACCAACTGCATCCACACCATCTATTTCAACATGGATTATTAACTTACTTAAAAATGAGCCACAACTTAAGGCTATTTATGATGCAGTAAGAAATCCAGCAACTGGTGAATTTATCTATAGCGCTGATGCTATTGCAGATATGATTTCAAGTAGTGATTGGTATTTAAGCAAGGGTCCTACTGTTGCGGGTAATATTGCAGGCAGACAAAGATACGGTGAAAAGTGGTATCAAGACAGAGTAAATCAATATAAAGTTACTGTATCTGGTATTGCTAATGGTATGGGTATTAATGCTTCTGACCCTACGGTTGCTACATATTTAAGCAGTCTTGCCGAAGCATCTTTTTTAAATGGTTGGGATTCTGACTATATTGAGAATACTATTATTGGTAATGCTGATGTAGTATCAAAAGCAAGTGGTGGTTTATATCAATCTAAGATAGATGACATTAGGTCTTACGGTAAATTAATGGGTGTTGATGTAAGTCAAACAACCGCTAATGGTTATTTAAATAGACTTATTGGAACTGTAACTCCTCAAGGGTTAAGAGTTAAAACCACATCAGAAGCAATTAAAAAAGAGATTGCTGATAAACAGGCTTTGTTATATCCGTTCTTTTCTGATGACTTTGCTGCTGGTCGTACTCTATGGGATGTTACCTCACTACAACGCAAGAAGTGGGCTGACCTATTAGAGGTAGACGAAGATAGTTTAAATTGGGACGACCCATTATGGAAAGATGGAAAAATCTTTACCATGGTAGATGAGAAAACTGGCAAGGTAGTACAACGCCCTGCATGGGATGCAGAGAAACTTATTAAAGCCGATGAGCGTTGGCAATATACAGAAAACGGAACTCGTACTTACGAGGGATTAGGAGCAGCCATGCTTAGAAGGATGCAGTTTGTAAAATAATGGTTGACGAGAGAGATAAAATTAGAGCAGCACGGGCTGGCAGTGCGCCTGCTGGTTCCGTTGCTGCCCCTAAAGTAGGTTCAGTATCTGAAGTTAGTGGATTAAAAATTACTGGTACAGAGCGTAATGCTGCTAAAGAAGCAGAAGCAAAAGCGATTGGTTATAGCGCAGAATATATTGCTTCTCGTGGTGGTATTAATGCACAAGGTTATTTTAATGATACTCCATTATCTGGACAATTAAGTGCTGCTGAATATAAATCAGTAACTAAACCAGATGGAACTATTAATACTTCAGGCATGGCTCGTATTCTTCAAGAAAAACAAATTGCTGAATTAGTTGCCCAAGGCATGTCTAAAGATGAGGCTACTAGAAGAATCTCTGCTCAGTATGGAGAGTTTGGTATTGGTGGTGGTACACCTGCTGCTGGAGGCATTACACCCTTAACTGGTGGAACTACTCCTACTGGAGGTGCTGCACTAGGTGGTGGCATGGTTACTCAGGCAGATGTTCAGAAGGCTGTAACAGATGCACTTGCTACCCAACAGGCTAAATATGATTCTTTGGCTAAACAAGCAGCAGCCGAAAAAGAAGCAACAATTCTTGCTACTCGTACTAAGGCTAAAGATAAGTTAACTGCAATGTTAGCAGCATATAATCTTCAAGGACTTGCAACTTATATTGATGAAGAAATTTTAAAAGATACATCAGAAGAAATGATTTTGTTAGGTCTTTATGACCAACCTTCATATAAGACACGCTTTCCTGGTATGGATGCTTTGCGTAAAGCAGGTCGTGTAATTAGCGAAGATGAGTATACCAAGATAGAAAACGCTATGATGCAGACTGCTAGATTTTTTGATTTACCAAAAGGTTTTTATGACAACCCAGATGATTTTGGTAAGTTAATTGGTAATCAAGTATCTGCCAAAGAATATCAAGACCGCTTACAAGTAGGTCAAGATTTGGCTCGTACTCTTAATCCAGCAATTAAACAACAACTAACAGATTTCTATGCTGTAGGCGAAGGTGATTTAACAGCCTATGTTCTTGACCCAGATAGGGCTTTATCATTAATTCAGAAGCAGGCTAAGGCTGCAACCTTTGTAGGTCTAAGTCGTGCTGCTGGATTTAAGATGCCTGAGATTAGTGCTGGCGTTGCAGAAAATATTGTTGCTACTGAACCTTATGCTAAATTAACTGAGGCTCAGATGCAAGCAAAGATTGGTCAAGCAGGCGAACTTCGTAAAGAACAACAACGCCTAAGCCAAATTGAAGGCATGACATATAACGAGCAAGAAGCCTTAGATGCAGTTATTGGTGGAGATACACAAGCAATACTTGCATCACAACAAAGAGCACAGCGTGAAGTTTCTCGCTTCCGTGGTCGCTCAGGCGTAACAGGCTCAAGCCTTGGTGCTCCAGTAAGCATCTAAACAAACAGAATCCCCACCCTGACCAACCAGCCCAGGGGGGCGTAAAAGTCTGGTAGCAATAGCCGTAATAGTTTCCCCGAACTTATACGAGGATTGCGAATACAACTAATAGAAAAGGGAGAAGGTAGATGGCTACCAATTACTACGATGACGATGAAGATAACGACACAACAACTGATGTTGTTGGTCAACTCCGAAAAGTCAACCGCACACTTGAAAAGCGTGCAAAAGAACTAGAACAGGAGTTGGCAGGTCTTAAATCACAGACTCGTCAGCGTACTGTCAAGGATGTACTACAGGCAAAGGGATTAAATCCAAAGATTGCTGCACTCATACCACAAGATATAGAACCCTCAGATGAGGCTCTTATGAAGTGGATTGAAGATTACGGTGATGTGTTTGGAATCCAAACCCCAACAGAAGAAAAGCCTGCAGAAAAAAGTCCCGAAATTAAAGCACAAGCAAGAATCAATAACATAGTCGCCACTGGCACTGCGCCAGATATTGACGAAGATGCTTTTGCAAAGATTGCCAGTGCTAAGACTAAAGAGGACTTAGACATACTCCTTGGTTTGAACTAAACAACTTATACATCAACCCACTCACTAGGAGGTGAACCCAATGGCAAATGCTTTTAACGACACCTCGTCTATGGCTGGTCTAGTACAGACCGCTTATGACCGATATGTTGAATTTGCCCTCCGCTCCCAGCCGATGATTCGTGCTGTTGCGGACAAGAAGCCTGTACAACAGGCAATGCCAGGGTCATCCGTTGTATTCTCACTTTACAACGATTTGGCTGCTGCTACTTCTACACTCACAGAAACAACTGACCCAGATGCAGTTGCACTAAGTAATGTTGACACCGTATCTGTTACTCTAAACGAGTACGGTAACGCATCACTTGTAACTCGCAAACTACAGTTGTTCTCACTATCCGATGTTGACCCTGCTGTTGCAGACATCATCGCGTATAACATGGCTGACTCACTTGACATCGTGGCACAAAACACCCTTCGTCAAGGAACCAATGTTATTTATGGCGGAACTCGTACATCTACTGCAACTGTTACAGCATCAGACACTATTGATTCTGCTGACATCCGCAAGGCTGTTGCGAAGTTACGCTCAAACAAGGCTGTTCCTCGTGCAGGCAGCCTATACTGGGTAGGTATTCACCCAGAGGTATCACATGACCTTCGTGCAGAGTCAGGCTCTGTCGGATGGCGTGATACTCACGCACACACTGATGCATCCCTTGGTAACTTGTTCGCAGGTACCATCGGAACATACGAGGGTGCTTTCTTCGTAGAGAACTCTCGCATGTTCTCTGCTAAGGATGGTGCAGACCAATCTGCTCTTGCTACAACCGCAGTAACCGTTGCAGGTACTTCAGCAGGCTTCACCTTCGGTGTTGCTTCTTCTTCAGTAGTTGCAACTCGTTCAGAGGTTGGCGACAAGATTGCTGGAACTGGTATTGCTTCAGGTGCAAAAATTACTGCACTATCAACATCAGGTTCAACAACAACAATTACTGTTGACACAGCAAATACTGCTGCTGTTACTGCAACCACTGTTGTAACTGTAACTCCTGTAACTCGTGTATTCCGTACACTGCTTTGCGGTAAGCAAGCATTGGCAGAAGCCGTGTCACAAGAGCCAGGCGTAGTTATCGGACCTGTTACTGATAAGTTAATGCGTTTCCGCCCAATCGGTTGGTACGGAGTCCTTGGATGGAACCGTTACCGCGAGGAAGCGTTGTATCGCATTGAAACTGGTTCATCAATCGCTGCTCTGTAATTGATTGACTGTAGGGCAGGAGCAATCCTGCCTTATGGTGAGTCCATTAGGAGGACCATGGCAAACTATTACTTCACACCACCAACAGTGGATGAAACACCAGCAGGTGGACCACCATTGTTTGACCGTTACAAACTTGCTCGTGGTATATCTGTACTGCGTACCAATGGTGTATACTCATCCTTTAGATACCCAAGCCAAACTCAAGTATTGGCTGCGGAGGAATTTTATTTGGGTGGCACTAAAAACTTTATTGACCAAGAAACAAGGGATGCTTTAGTAGCACAAGGCTACGGAGCATACATAGTGCCTGCATGAAACATTGGGAATATCATCCAGAACCTAAAGAAGGTTGCTTCGGTTGTAAAGCACTATCTTTAAATATGAACGCTGGTGAGGCTAACTCTAACCTTAATATATCTGCAAAAAAATGGGATAAAGAGTTACAGGCATATAGAAATGCTAGAGCACAAGGCATACAGCCAGATGGAACTAGCATGAAACAAATTGAGAAAGCCGTAAAAATCTCAAATCAAACAGGTAAGGCATACGGCGCATAATTTAGAAGGGGACCATGACAGCAATAGTTGGCGTACAAGGAAAAGGCTGGGCTGTCTTAGCAGCAGACTCAATGACTACATATACGGATAAACCTTATGTAGCCAAAGGGTGTGAAAAAATAGTTAAGGTTAATGAGTATCTAGTTGCAGTAGCAGGTGATGCTATAGCAGGAGATATTCTTAATAACCTATGGCAGCCACCAAAGGTAATTAAAACTCAAGACTCAGATAGATTTATGATGATTAGAGTTTTACCTTCTATAAGACAGACATTAACTGAAGCAGGTTATGACCCAGCACCTAAGAATAAAAATGATGATGATGCTGGCTGGGATGCTTTAATTTGTTTTAATGGAAAAATATATCAAGTTAGTGATGACTATGGATATATGCGAGATGACAAAGGTTTATACGGAATAGGTGCTGGTGGTGGTATTGCATTAGGTGCATTATCGGCATTAGATGCAGAGAGAAGAACGCATACTAAAGCAGCAAGCGCTGCTAAGAAAGCAATCAATATCGCTATTCAGTATAACATCTGGTGTGGCGGACCAGTAAATATCAAAACCCAATTTACTAGATAAGAGGTTAGAAATGTGTATTGAGTGTAATTGCTTCGGCACTGTTACTCCTTATGGAGTGGGTGGAAGAACACCTACAGAACTACCAAAAGAACCAAATGTTGCTATCTATAATAAACCAATTTTTCGCATAGGCGAAACTCCACATGGCATGAAGCCAATGATGGATGACTACAAAGATGAGGATGGTATGTAAATGCCAGCACACTACGGAAAAGAAATGAAATCAAAAGGCAAGAAGATGGTTAAAAAAGCAGCATCTAAAGCAAAAAAGAAAATGCCTGCAAAAATGATGATGGGCAAAAAGAAGTAAATGAAGAAAGCAGTTGCAACAAAAAAAGTTAAAAAAGTTATGGGTGAATACAAGCGTGGAACTTTGCGCTCAGGTTCTAAAAAAGGACCAAAGGTAACATCCAGAAAGCAAGCCGTGGCTATCGCTATGAGCGAAGCAAAGATGGCTAAAAAGAAAAAGTAACAATGTCATCAGGACAATTAAAACGCCATGATGGTTTTAATCCAGTTCAAATAAAAAATGGCATGATAGTAAGACTGCGTAAAGATGGAACAATAAAAGCAGTCTTGGGAAAGCATGGGGAATATGGCAAGCAAGAAAGACTCAAGGCTCGCTAGAGCAGGAGTATCTGGTTTTAATAAACCTAAGAGAACTCCTAGTCATCCAACAAAATCACATGTAGTAGTAGCCAAAGAGGGTAGTCAAGTTAAAACTATCCGCTTTGGTCAACAGGGTGTAACTGGTGATAGACAACCAAGTGCACGACAAAAATCGTTTAAGGCTCGTCACGCCAAGAATATTGCTAAGGGCAAAATGTCCGCAGCGTATTGGGCAGATAAGGTGAAATGGTGAAAGGTAAAGCATTTTGGGACAAGAAGAATCCAAAAAAGACATCTACAAAACTGACTTCTGCACAGAAGGCTGCTGCCAAGGCTCGTGCAAAGGCTGCGGGTCGGAAGTACCCCAACCTTGTGGACAACGCTGCTGTAGCACGCAAGAGTAAGAAGGGCAAGTAATGGCAACAGGAGTTGCAGGAAGCACTCTAACAAGCGAAATGAATCGTGTAGCCAACAATGGTACATATCCTGCTATGACGGCTTACAAAGCCCTTGTAGGGGCTGCTAATGCCTGGGCTGGTACATCTGGCTTAGGTCTTATAGGTGCCCTTAATATCAAGGCAGATAGCGGTAGACAGCCTAATAACTATAAAGGTTTAAACGCTGTATGCAATGAGATTGCTGGTACCTCTGGTCTATCAGCCGTGGATGCTTTAAGGAGTATAGACCTATGAGTGATTTCGCTGGATTAATAAATCGTGTAGAAGCGGTACTCCATGGTTATACCGAAAATACCGAACCAACTACTTGGCTTACTACAACTGCTACTAGTGCTACAACAAGCATGACTGTTTACGATGCTTCAGTAATAGGTCGTGGATATATTCAAATTGATGATGAAATTGTATTTGTTAATAATACAGACAATGTGGCTAACACTTTAACTCTCCCACCTTGGGGTAGAGCACAGCGTGGTACTACTGCAGCAGCACATAGTGCTAATGCAAAGGTTACAGTAAGTCCATTATTCCCACGCCAAGAAATTAAAAATGCTATTAACGATACCATCAATGCAATGTACCCAATGGTGTTTGCTGTTAGTTCTTATGACTTTGATTATGTAGCAGCAAGATATTCTTATTCAATTCCAGCAGCAGTAGAAAATGTTTTAAGTGTAACTTACTCAACCATAGGTCCATCTAGGGAGTGGTTTCCTGCTCGTGGCTGGCAGTTAGATAGAACCGCAGATACTGATTCCTTTAGCAATGGTAAGAGTATTTCAATTTATTCTGAGATTGTTCCTGGACAAACAGTCCATGTTGTTTACAGTAAACGCCCAACATTATTAACTAATGATAATGATAATTATGAAACAGTTACAGGCTTTCCTTCATACTCAGAGGATGTAGTTATTTATGGTGCAGCCTTCCGTATGATTTCTTTCTTGGACCCATCACGCCTTGGTCCTCAATCTGCAGCAGCAGATATTTTAGATGGCGTAAGACCACAAGGTTCTGGTCAAAATACAGCCAGATTTTTATACAACATTTATCAACAAAGACTTAATGAAGTTGCGGATAACCAACGCCGTCAACATCCAATTCGCTCACACTATCAGAGATAAGGTAAACAATGGCAGCAGGCGACCCAGGTACCCCCAAGCGGAATTTCTCCTCAACCGCAGTAGAAACTTCGCTTCAATCATCTATAGCAGCACAGTCACAAGGTGCATCAAACACATCTTTTATTGTCGCATCAGTTAGCGGTTTTCCATCAGTTCCGTTTACATTAATTGTTGACCCAGATACTTCTAAAGAAGAAGTTGTAACGGTTACTGCTGCAAGCAGCACAACACTTACTGTTACTCGTGGTGAAGATAGCACTCAGGCTGTAGCCCACTCTGCTGGTGCTGTCGTAAGACATGGTGTTTCAGGTAGAGATTTCCGTGAAGAGCAAACACATATTGCTGCTCGTGGTTATGATGTAGATTCTGCAATACTTGCATTAGCATCCCAAACGCATGTGCATGGCTTAGCCTCTGGTGATGGTAGCGTAGTAGGCACAGATGCTTTACAAACTCTTACTCGTAAAACTTTAACCTCTCCTACAATTACCAACCCAACCATTACTGGTGCTGGTGTTGATGCAAGTATTGTTTTTGAAGGCGCTACTGCTGATGCACATGAAACTACATTAGAGGTTGCTGAACCAACACAAGATAATACAATTACCCTACCTAATACAACAGGTACAGTAGTTATTGCTGATGCTGTTCAGACATTAACTAATAAAACTATTGATATGACTGGTAAAACTATTACTGGTCTATCCAGCGCAGGTATGATTTCATCATCTGCTACTCCAAAGGATTATGTAGATGCAATTCTAGGTTCTGCTACAGCAGCAGCCACAAGCGCAGCCTCTGCTGCAGCCAGTGCTACCGCAGCAGCAACCAGTGCATCAAGTGCTGCAACTAGTGCAGGAAGTTCAGAAGCCTCTGCTATTGCATCAGCAACAAGTGCAAGCGCTGCTGCAACTTCTGCTTCCTCTGCAGCCACCAGTGCTACTGCTGCTGCTACAAGTGCTACAAGCGCTGCTAACAGTGCAACTGCTGCAGCAACTAGTGCTACCAGTGCTGATGCTTCAGCCACTGCTGCTGCTACAAGTGAAACAAATGCAGCCACTAGTGCATCTAGTGCATTAACAAGTGCAACTAGCGCAGCCACAAGTGCAAGTAGTGCTGCTACCTCAGCATCATCTGCATTAACATCTGCTAACTCAGCAGCCACATCTGCTTCAAGTGCTGCTGCTTCTTATGATGAATTTGATGATAGATACCTAGGTAATAAAACTTCTGACCCAACCCTTGATAATGATGGTGGGGCTTTAATTACTGGTGCTCTTTACTTTAACTCAGTAGTTAATGCAATGAAGGTATACAACGGTTCTTCTTGGGATTTAGTAGCACCTGATACATCTAACTTTATTGATAAATCAATCCTTACTGGCAAGGGTTCTTTAATATCAGCAAGTGGTGCATCTACACCAGTAGCACTTACAGCACCATCAACTAATGGATATGTTTTAAGTTATGACTCTGCTACAACTAGCGGACTATCTTGGATTCTTCCTAATCCTGGAGATATAACTGGCGTAACTGCTGGAACTGGTTTATCAGGTGGAGGAACATCTGGTGATGTAACTTTAAACCTTGCTGATACCGCAGTAACTCCTGCTTCATACACCTACACAAGTTTAACTGTTGATGCTCAAGGTCGTATAACTGCAGCATCTAATGGCACAGCCCCAGTAACTTCGGTTACTTCTGCAGATACAACAAGAATCACTATTGGCGGTACTGGTACTGCACCAACAGTTGATTTATCTACAAGCGGTGTAACTGCTGCGACATATACTCTTTCTACTATAACAGTTGATGCTTATGGTAGAATCACCTCTGCTTCTACAGGAACAGCGCAGGGTGAAACATTTAATCCACTACTACTGATGGGAGCCTAACTTGGCTGCAACATATAAAGTCCTGGGTCAGGTAAACCCAGCAGCAACAACAGCAACAACGGCATATACCGTGCCTTCGGCTACGGAAACTGTAATATCAACTATTACGGTGGCTAACATAGGTGCTGCACCTGCTACATATAGAATAGCAGTCAGACCAAATGGAGCAACTTTAGAAAACAAACATTATATTGTATATGACTCAAGCGTGGCTCCACAGAGTACAGATACTTTAACTATAGGAATGACACTTGATGCTACTGATGTTGTAACTGTATTTGCAAGTACAGCAACAATGGCATTTAATCTATTCGGAAGCGAGATTGCATAATGGCTACAGGAAATATCAAAGGCGGTAAAAGAAACTACGCAAGACCTACTGCGCCAACTACATCAACTGCTACTACAACAGCAGATGAATTATACCTTACAGTTTCTTATACACAATCAACTCTTGGTCCAACAGCAACTTCATATTTAGTAACTGGAACATCAACTACTGGAACAACAGTAACAGCAACATTGACTACATCTCCTACAACTGTTCCTGGTTTTTCTTCTGGAGCAACTTACAATGTTAATATTGCTGGACAAAACTATAATGGTCTTGGAGCAGCATTAGCCGCTGCAACAGGATTAGTTATTCCTACTGCATACGAACTTGCTCAAACATTTAATACAAATGGAACTTATACAATACCAAGCGGAAAAACTCAAATTGCTGCTTATGTAATTGGAGCAGGTGGTGGCGGTGGTGGTGCAGCAGGTTCAGCAGGAAATTCTTATCCAGGAGGCGCTGGTGGCGGTGGAGGCGCTGGTGGTATTGCAGGATTTAAAGATTTTTCTGTAACTGCTGGAACAACTGTAACTATTACTGTAGGTACTGGTGGTACTGGAGGTACTGTTGGGGCAAATGGTTCAAATACATCAACTAGTGGTAATAGTGGCAATGCTGGCGGATTAAGTAAAATTACTTATAGTGCAGTAGATATTGCAACTGCCAATGGTGGTAATTCAGGAGGCGGTGGTGGTGGTTCTAATGCTAACAATACTGGTGAGGGTGATAGAGGTTCCGCTGGAACTGGTGGTACTGCTTCAAGTAACGTTAGTGGCGCTATAACAATTACAGGTGCCTCTGGTGGTATTGGTGGCGGACAAGGTAGCAGCCCTGCTGCTGGAAGCAATCAAAGTTCAAATTCTAACGTTTCTGGTAATAATATTATTGCAATAGTTCCATCTAATACTTTGGCTGGCGGTGGCGGTGGCGGGGCGCAAGGTGGTGCTTTTAATGGCGCAGCAGGAGGAGGCGGTGGTGGTGCTGGTGGTAATTCTAGTAATACTCTTGCTGCTAACGCTGGTAGTAGTGCAACTGGTGCTGGCGCTGGTGCTGGTGGTGGAGGAAGTCCAAGAAACTCAAATCTTGCTCCAGGCGCAGGTGGCGCAGGTTTTGCAGGTAGAGTAATACTTTATACAAAGTAAAATAACTAAGGGGGCAATATGAAAGAAATAACATTTACTAATGTGCTTGGGTTGGATTTTTTTCCACCCAAGCCAGCAGTAAAAGAAGTACCAGAGTGGTATAAAAATACACCAGAGTATACTGGTAACCAAGGTAAAAAAATTGATGGTACAAATACACCACATACAATTAAAAAATGTATACCTGTATTTGATGCTATAACTGCTGGATATATTCTTTATACTCAAGTAGATATACAAGTATCACAGGCTGATGATTTACCATATTATACTTGGTCAGACCAAGGTGCTATTTCTTTTCATCCAATAGAACAAGCACCATTACATCCAGTAAGAAATGAAGCACCATATCCTAAGTGGAATAATCCTTATGCGATTACTACACCACCTGGATACTCAACTTTATTTACAGCACCAATGCACAGAGAATCTGTATTCACTATCCTTGATGGCATAGTAGATACTGATACATATAAAGCCCCAGTTAATTTTCCATTTGTACTTAATGATGTTAAATGGGAAGGGATAATACCCGCA